AGCAAACGCAGAACAAGTATTTGTATCAGATGGAGTGTTTGGTCCACAAACAGATAGTGATGTTGATTTAGGAACAAATTCAGTAAGATTTAAAGATGCTTATGTTGACTCTGTAACAGTTACAGGTGATGTAAGTGTTGGAGATGATTTAACAGTTGAAGGTGGAGTTATAGATTTTAAAACAAATAGTGGCTCACCATCTGTATTAAAATTTTATTGTGAGTCAAGTAACGCACATGCTCAATCATTAACTGCACAAGCACATGCTCAAGCTGCTACAAATACTTTGACTTTACCTGGTGGTAGCACGATAGGAAATAGTGATGCAACACTTTTATCAGATACAGGAACACAAACTGTAACTAATAAATCTATTGACTCAGATAACAACACGATTACAAACATTGTAAACGCAGACATTAAATCTAGTGCTGCGATTGCAGATACAAAATTAGCTACAATATCTACAGCAGGTAAAGTAGCATTAACAGCATTAGAGATTGATGGTGGATCTGACATAGGAGCAGATTTAACGACATCAGATTTAATAATAGTGGATGATGGTGCTGGAGGCACAAACCGAAAGGCGGCATTATCTAGAGTAGTAACATTAATGACAGCTCAAGGATTTGTAACAGATGATCCTACAGCTTTAGCAATAGCATTAGGATAGGAGGATAGATGGCAAATACTTTTAAATTAGTAACAAAAGCAAATGTAACAAGTGCTGACGTTATCTATACAGTAGCAGGTTCTACAACAACTGTAGTTCTTGGAATCATGATAGGTAACACAACCACTGGTCAGATTACCGCTACAGTTAGTTTAGCTTCAGATACCTCTAGCAGAGCAGGTGCAAATAATGAAGCCAACCAAACGGTTGAGTTAGTAACTAATGCACCTATTCCTGTTGGTGGTACACTTGAATTATTGTCAGGTAATAAAGTAGTTATGGAAGCCACAGATACATTGTCTTTGACAGCGTCTGGATCAGCAGACATAGCTATATCAATAATGGAGATAACCTAGAATGGCATATCTTGGTACACCCATAGATACAACTAATACTTTTCAGTCTTTGCAAGGTAAAAGGTTTAGTGGTGATGGAAGCACAACAGCTTTCACATTAGACATTATACCGAGTTCAGTATTTGATATAGAAGTCTTTGTAGAAAATGTACGTCAGGATCCAAACTCTGCATATGGCATAAGCGGAACTACCCTTACATTTACTGGAGCACCTCCCTCTGGTACAAATAATATTTATGTAGTTCATCAAGCAAAAGCTGTAGGAACTATTGATGTTCCTGCTAGTAGTGTCGTGCCTGCAAGTTTAGCAAGTAATATTATATCAGGTCAAACAGCTTTAGCAGCTAACCCCGCTACAGATGATGAATTATTAATATCTGATGCAGGAACAATAAAAAGAATTGATGCACAATTTTTTCAAAACACACCTGCTTTTTTGGCTCACAAAACTGATGGTAATCAAAGTATATCATCAGATACTGCTACTCTTATAACATTTAACACAGAAGTTTTTGACAGTGACGGAAAATATGCCTCCAATAGATTTACTCCTACAATAGCGGGTAAATACATGATTGGTTGTTCATTAAGAAATGTTTCTGTAAGTTCAGCAGCTACATTATTTCTTATGATAAGAAAAAATGGAAGTGAAAGATTAGCTGTTATTACTAGACCAGATTCTAATGGCGGAGATGCGGGGTCACAATTACATGGTATTATTGAAATGGATGACAATGATTATGTTGAAATTTTTTTAGATTCTAGTGACAGTTCTGCAACCATAAAAAGTGGTTCAAACTTAGAATCATATTTTTATGGGTATAAATTAATAGGAGTATAGTATGGCTGCGTTAGTAACAAAAGTAAAATTATATATAGAAGCAAACTCTGCAACTTGGGATAAAACAAAAGTATCTTTGGAAAATGACGGTAGTGGAGATTATATCAAAACATGGACATATAGTTTTTCAAAACCTACTGATTCACAAATAGCTACATATGAAACCGCTGGTAACACTGCTGAATCAAACGCAGCCATAGATTTAAAAAGAAGAACAGAATACTTATCATGGCAGGAACAATTAGATAAATTGTATCATGATATTAATGATGGTAAACTAGATAAGACAGGTTCTTGGTATAAGCATATCAAGGCTGTTAAGGATGCAAATAGCAAGGGGTAAACATGGCACTTAGTAAAATAAAATCGGAATCAGTAGACCTTACAGATTCATATGCGTTTACAGGCACAATTAGTGGTGCAGGTTATGATTTATTGAATACAGTTACAGCTAGTGATGATGCAAATGTGACTTTTAATTCTACCTATATTACAAGTAGTTACAAAAAATATATAGTTTCAGTTATTGATTTAGTACCCTCTACAGATGCACAACATTTAAAATTTTTAGCATCAACTGATAATTTTTCAAGCGATTTAGGAAGTTATCAACGGTCTATAAGTCATGAAAACAATCAATCATCAGGAGACTTAGATGAAGTAAATGCGTCTGCAAACATGGACCCTTTACAAATTACAGGCAGTGGTTCTTGTGGTAGTGCAACAGGAGAAGGTGCTTGTTTTGATTTTCATTTATTTAATCCTTCTGGAAGTTTATATAAAAACATAGCCATACTAGGTACGTTTATGGATAATGCTACATCTATGAGAATGATTATAGGTAGTGCCAATATTACATCAACAAGTGCTGTCAATGCTATTAGATTTTTTATGGCTAGTGGTAATATAGCAAGTGGAACATTTAAATTATATGGAGTTAATTAATGCCAAGATATCATAATATAAATGGAGTTAAAGTTCAGTTTACAGCAGAAGAAGAAACAGCTAGAGATGCTGAAGAAAAAGCATGGACGGATGAAGCTGCTACTAGAGCCTTGACTGAATTAAGAAAAAAAAGAAACAGATTATTAGCAGAAACAGATTATCTGGCTTTATCAGATAATACTCTTAGTGATAATATGAAAAAGTATCGTCAAGATTTAAGAGATTTACCAGCAGGAAAAGATACAGTAGAGAAGTGCGAGAACGCAACTTGGCCTACTAAACCATAGGAGGATAAATGAGTAAGACACAAATAGCAACAGGTGGAATAGCAGATGATGCAGTTACTGCAGCTAAAGCAACAGGTTTTGGTAAGGTAGGACAAATTGTTACTACAACATTTACAATGGACCAAGATATAACATCTACATCTTTAACTGAATTAAATAGTTCCTGTAGAGTTGCAATCACTCCTCAAGCTTCAGGTTCAAAAATATTATATTTTTGTAGTTTTCCTTTTTTTAGTAATTCTGCTAACACAGGATTTTTTATGAATATTTACAAAGATGTCGGTGGTGGTGGTTATGGAGATGATTCAGGAGAAATTAGTAGATATTCAGGTTATCAAAGTTCAACAGGAAACTATGATGTTGCTTCTTGGCACTATTTATCATCACCCAGTACAACTAGTGCAGTAACATATACCCCTTATGTAAAAGTAAGTGGCAACACAGTTAATTTTGGTAATAATGCAAAATTTAATGCAACAGTTTTGGAGATATTAGCATAATGGCATACATAGGACAATCAATTAAAAACGGAACCTTTGCTGTTTTAGATACGAGCGGTAATACTTACAATGGTTCTAACACAACATTTAGTTTAGGAACACAAGTAGGTGCAGCGGCACAGCTATTAGTATCTCATGACGGTGTTATACAAAAACCAGGAACAGACTACACACTAGCTTCAGGTGGAGCATCAATTACTTTTAGCACAGCACCGGCAAGTGGAGCATCAATCTTTATTGTAGAAATATCGGGTGCAGTTGGAGGCACAATTACACCTGGTGATGGTTCAGTTACAAGTGCAAAACTTTCTGGTAATTTAGTAACACCTGGAACTTTAGATGTAAACGGACAAGAATTAATTCTTGATGCTGATGCAGATACCTCTATAACTGCTGATACTGATGACCAGATAGATTTTAAAACAGGCGGAACTGATAGAGTGAAAATAGATGCTAATGGTCATTTGACTATTGCAGGTCAACCTGCCTTTTTAGCAAAGGGTTCTTCTACTCAAACTAATCTGTCAGATGGAACAACAATTGTTTTTGCTTCAGAAAAGTTTGATAAAAATGGAGACTATAATACATCAAACTCAACTTTCACTGCACCAGTAGCAGGAATATATATATTCACAACTATTTTAAGAGTTGAAGATTTTGATGATGGTACAACTTATGTGCAAATAAGTTTAGAGGGTTCAAATGACTCACAACAAATGATTATTTCTGGAAATAATTTTTCAAGCGACCCTACTTATTTACCTTTTACAATAAGTTATATTGCAGAGTGCGATGCTAATGATACTGTCACTCTTCAATGGAAACAATCTGGGGGCAGTACATCTTCAGATATACATAGTGACTCATCTTTCTCAGGACATTTATTAAGCTAATGATGAAACAATCAACCTTAAAGGAGGTACAATAAAATGGCAAATCATAGTAAAACAATAACACTAACAGACTTACAACAAACTATATTATCTAATGATTTATATAATGATACAGATAATGCAGGAATAGATACTTGGATACAAGGTGCTATAGATGGCAAAGTTAATAGTTGTTGGAAAAGATTTCATAGAGAATGGACGCAGAAGTTAATGGATGATGATTCATTTACGGATTCCATTCCATCCACACAACAGGCTTTTGTAGATTTAATTGTAGCTAGAAGTGATTATAAAAATCGTAAAGCTAGAGATGATACATAAGAGTTAATAAATAAAGTTAAAATGTTATTAGGCCACGGCACTATATCTGAGTTTGCCATCGCCTCAATTAGAGGTGGTGGTGTTCAAAACGTAGGTTCGCCTTTTATTAGTGGCTTATCATTTTCTGCTGGTCTAGGAGATGAAAGTGTAACTGCAAGTGCCTCTATATCTCCTTCTACTGCTGGAGCACCAAGTTTTACTATAGGAACAGAAACTGTAGCTGCCTCTGCTAATGTTAGCACTAGCACTGCGGGTCAAATTACTATAGGATTGGGAGAAGAAACTGCCTTTGGCGAGGCGTTTCAAAATGTTATTAATTTTAGTGTGGGTGATCCTTCATTCTTTATTTGGAATGAAGTAGACGACTCACAAACAATTACCTGGGTAGATGTGGAGCCAGGTTCAACGGATTAGGAGTAAAACATGGCATCATCATATTCAAGTTCCCTTAATCTAGAGTTACAAGCCACAGGTGAAAACTCTGGAACCTGGGGTAATATTACCAATAACAATTTACAAAAAGTAGAATCAGCAATTAAAGGTTACGTATCTGTGGCTATTGCTAGCACAACAGACTCTTTAACAGCTACTGATGGATCTACCACAGACGAGCAAAGTAATGCTATCATAAAATTAACAGGCACGTTAACCGGTAATACTACGGTTCAATGTGAGGCTGTAGAAACATGGTACATAGTTGATAATGCAACAACTATGAGTTCACATACTTTAGGATTTAAACCCGCAGGTGGAACAGCAACTAATCTTGTAGCAGGGTCTAAACATATTTTGTATTCTGACGGCTCTACAATGTTCGATGTCTTGAACGATGCAGGAAATATTAAGGCTAACGGAACACTAACAGTATCAGGTAACACATCATTAGATGGTGGCACTTTTGTCTTTAATGAATCTAGTGCAGACTTAGATTTTAGAATTGAAGGCAATGGTGATGCTAACTTATTCTTTACTGATGCAGGTAATGACCGTGTTGGTATCAAAACAAACTCTCCCTCTACTGAACTTCATGTTGTTGGTGGCGTAAAAGCTACAGGCGCAATTGACTTTGATGGTGGTGGATTTACATTCAATGAATCAGGTGCTTCTGTAGACTTCAGAGCAGAAACAAATACTTTAACACACGCATTCTTTATTGATGGCTCGGCTGACAAAATTGGTATGGGCACATCATCACCTACAAGTGCGTTTGTTACTATCGATCAAGCAAGTTCATCAGCAGCCATTGCTGTATTAACATTAGATCAAGGCGATGCCGATCAAGAGTTTATTCGATTTGATGGTACTAGTAATTCTGATCAATCATCAAGTATTACAACTGACACAAGTGTCGGATCATTAACAGGACATATAAGAGTAAATATTAACGGAACAGACTACTGGATACCATTCTATGCAACTAACTAGGGGATTATTGTATGCCATTAACAAAATTACAAATAGCACCTGGGATAGATAAACAAAACACAGAGTACGGTGCAGAAGGTCGTTGGGTAGATTGTGATAATGTCAGATTCCGATATGGACTACCTGAAAAAATAGGTGGTTGGGAAAAAGTTACAAGCGATGCACTCGTAGGTGCAACTAGAGCTATCTTAACTTACTCTGGTCTTGATGGTGTTAAATACGCTATCTACGGCACCAATAAAAAACTTTACGCTTATTCAGAAAACAATTATGCCGACATAACTCCTATTCGTGCGACAGGCACAGGTAATATTACACAATTTGAAACCACCAACGGATCTACGACTGTTACAGTTACTGACTCTAGTCATGGTGCTTTGATTGGTGACTTTGTAACTATAGCAAGTGTTAGTGGTGCGGTAGGTGGTATTAGCGCTGCAAATTTACAAGGTGAGTTTGAGATACTTACTGTTCCTGATTCTAATACTTTTACTATTGAGGCAAAAGCTGCGGCTAGTTCTGATGCAACAGGAGCCACGGCCAACGGAACATATCAAATTAACACAGGATCAGCCGTATCGTTGTTTGGTTATGGTTGGGGTGCAGGCACATGGGGAGCATCTACATGGAACTCTACTCGATCAGGTTTGACAGGTGGCCAGGGCGTTCTTTTGGAGTCAGCTAAATGGGCACTTGATAACTGGGGTGAAGATGTCTTAGCACTACAATTTAATGGTGGATTGTTCTATTGGGATACATCAAGTGGATTATCATCAAATAGATCTTCAACTACTAATGTATCTAATGCACCCACAAAAAGTAGATTTATGTTGGTGTCAGGTGATGATCGACATGTCATTTGTTTTGGCACAGAAACTACGATTGCTGATAGCTCAACACAGGATAATATGTTTTTACGATGGTCTGGTCAAGACGATCAAAATGTTTGGACACCAACAGCAACAAACACAGCAGGATCTAAGCGATTAGTAGACGGTAATGTCATACAAACCGCAGTGCGATCAAGAGGTGCTGTCCTTATCTGGACAGATACAGCTTTGTATCAAATGCAGTTTATTGGTCCGCCACTGACTTTTGGTTTTAATCAGCTTGGTTCTGCTTGTGGTTGTATTGGTTTACACGCTGCTGTAGATGTAGGCGGTGTATCTTTTTGGATGGGTACAGACTCATTCTTCTTATTTGATGGTGCCGTGCAAAAGATACCTTGTACTGTGCAAGACTATGTATTTGATGATCTTAATCAAAATGCAAAACAAGATATATTCTGCGCAGCTAACACTGACTTTAATGAAGTTATGTGGTTCTATCCGTCATTAAATTCTACTCAAATCGATAGAATGGTTGTATTTAATTATGCAGAAAATCTTTGGTATGTAGGCACATTAGCAAGAAGCGCCTGGGCAGATAGAGGCACTTATGATAATCCTTACGCTGCTGAGTTTGAGGCATCTGATACGACTGCAACCATTTCTACTATTACAGGACTCAAAGCAGGTAGAACTTTTATTTATCTACATGAGAGTGGATCAAATGATGATGGTAGTGCAATGAGTGCTCACATTGAATCAGGAGATGTTGACATCGCTGACGGTGATCAGTTTATGTCTATCAGTAGAGTCATACCTGATTTTAAAGGACAGTCAGGAACTGTTGACTTAACAATTAAAACTAGACCTTATCCTACGGGAACACAAACTTCACACGGATCTTTTGATATTACAACATCAACAACTAAAAAAGATACAAGAATAAGAGGACGACAAGTTGCCGTTAGGGTTGCCAGTGATGCAGTTGATGACAACTGGAGATATGGAACACTTCGACTAGATATAAAACCTGATGGAATGAGAGGCGCTTAATGGCACAAATACAAATACCTAGACTACCTCAAGCTTCTAAAGAATATAATCAAGTGCAACAAAACACACTGATACAAACATTAGATCAGTTAATATTTTTGTTGAACAATACTTACACACCTGAAACGTTACGTGATGATGAAGAAAGGATAAGTTGGTTTTTATCATAAATGGCTAATACTTATACAAATTACAAAGTAGATCTGACAACAACGAATGCTACCACAGTTTATACTGTGCCAACAGCTACCACAGCAATAATTAAGTCAATAAGAGTATCTAATGATGATGCATCTAATGCTTGTACATTGACTCTGACATTGACGGATAGTGCTACCGCTGTCTTTTCACTAGAAAAAGATAAGTCAATTGCAGCTAAAACATCTGCTGAAATATTGACTAGCACACTTGTGGCAAAAGAGTCAGAAATAATTAAAGCAACAGCACAAAATGCTAATGATTTACATATAATTATAAGCGTTTTAGAGATAACATAAAGATTGCAAGGAGACTAAAAAATGGGTATAAATGAAGATACTATCGTGATTGCTGGGAAAAGAATCCCTAAGATAGATGTAGAAGCTACAACAACTATCAAACACGCCAAAACAGGAAAAGTCTACGCTTCCGAAGAAGAGGCAAATCAAGACGTTCAAGATCCTGCCACCGACACAACTGAAAAAGACATACAAAAAGATGTCGCTATTAAAGTAAATAAAATGCCGGATATATTCGGAGGAACAAGTTAAAACATGGATTATAGCATGCAACAATATGAACCCAGAGGCTTAGAGTCATTCCAAGCCGAGGTTTCTAAAATTGCAGATTTAGGTAGATACGAGGACGCATACATCGCACACGTTGCCGAAGGTGAAACTGTTGTGCCGATGGAAGTTCTTGATTCTAATCCTAAACTCAAAGCAATGTTGTTCAATCAAATGCTAGACATGGGTATTAACCCTGAAAGATATATTGTAGGTAATGAGTTTAATTCAATTAATCCTGTTACAGGACAACCTGAGTTCTTCCTAAAAAAGATTTTTAAAGGTGCTAAGAAAGCACTCAAAAGTATTGCACCATACGCTGGTACAATAGCTGGTATATTTGGTGCAGGACCGATGGCATCTGCATTGATAGGTGCAGGTGTGCCCATACTAGCTGGTCAAGATGCTGGTGCAGCTATAGCAGGTGGACTTGGTGGATATGGTGCAGGCACAGCTTTTGGTAGTAGATTTGGTTCTAATCCAAATTATGCTTTAGAGGGCATATTTAGTGGAGATACAAAAATTGGTGATGCCTTTACACGTGTTGGAGAAAATTTAGGTTATGTACAAGATAGTGCGGGTTTATCAGCAGAAGCTGCACAAGAACTAGGCTTAAAAGAAGGTACACTTATTGGAGATGTGCCTCAAGAAAGTTTAGATAAATTAGCTAAGGCAGGTATAGATGCTAAGGCAAAAAGTGGCATAAATCTTGGAGCATTAGCTAACACTGCAGCATTATCAGCACCATTACTGTATTCTATGGCTCAAGAAGAGGAACCAAAAGGACCTGGAGAGGACTTTTTTAATATTTATCCAAAAAATACATACTATGGTCAATATGGTAATCTTATGCCTAGTAATTATCAAATGTCTTTTGCTGCTGATGGTGGTATTATGGATTTGGAGTATATGGATAAATATGCTATGGGTGGAGAGTTTCCAAGAAGACAAGGTCAAATCTCAGGACCTGGTGGACCTAAAGATGATTTAGTTCCTGCAATGCTGAGTGATGGAGAGTTTGTAATGACTGCAAAAGCAGTAGAAAATGCTGGTGGACCACGGGCCATGTACAATTTAATGAATAAGTTGGATCCTGATTCATCGAGGGGGGTAGGAGTAGCGTAATGGCTGAAGAAATAATCACGTATAATAGACTGGCACCTTATATTGAGGAGAGAGGTAAACAGTTACTAACCGCAACATTTGGAGATCCTAATGCTGTACGACAGCCAGGAGAAACAGAAGAAAACTTCCAAGCAAGAAAATTAGGTAGAGCAGGTGTACCACAACCGATTGCTGGTTTCCAAGTTGCAGGACTTACAGCTCCACAACAACAAGCTGTAACTATGGCACAACAAGGTATTGGTCAATATCAACCTTTCTTAGATCAAGCAGGCCAAACTATCGGTGAGGGTATATCAGCAACTAGAGGATCTGCAAGAATGTTTGCTCCAACCGCAGAAGGTATACAAACCTACATGGATCCTTATCAACAAGCCGTTACACAAAACGCTTTAGCAGAATTAGATAGACAAGCAAAATTACAGCAACAACAAATGGATGCACAATCTGTAGGTGTAGGTGCCTTTGGTACAGAACGTCAAGGCATACAAAGTGCAGAAATGGCTAGAAACTTACAAGATATTAAATCAAGACGTATTTTTGAAGATTTATCAAGAAATTTCCAACAAGCACAGCAAACAGCACAACAGTCCTTTGAAGCACAACAAGGCAGACAGTTCAATGTTGGTCAGCAATTAGCAGCCCTTGGTGGCCAACAAGCTGGACTGGGACAACTACAACAAGGATTGATGGCACAAGATATTGCACAATTACAACAAGCAGGAACTCTACAACAGCAACAAAGACAAAATGTGTTAGACGCACAAAGAGCAACACAACAGTTAGCATCACAAGAGCCTTTCCAACGATTGTCTTTTGCTTCTGGTATTTTAACAGGCACACCAGCTTCACAAATGGCAGTGCAACAACAACCAGGTACTAGTCCATTAATGCAGATTGCAGGACTAGGGATCATGGGCCTCGGAGCATACAAAGGATTCAACGTACCAGATTTAAGGTAAAGCATGAGCGTACTTGATAGAAAAATGTTCAAAAGAGTCGCTAGGCTTAAACACGGTGGCGATCCTAATATTGATCACGAAACGGGTCTACCAATAGTATCTGAGGAAATGTCAGGTATAGTGGCAGGAATGAATGAGTTTCAACCTGTTGCAAATACGTTTGCACAACAACTTTTTCCTGAAAAAACAGCAGAAGAATATGCTGAAGAAGCTGCAAAACTGTACACTACAGATTATGGTGCAGAAAGAGCGGCTATTGCAGCACAAAAAGAGGCTGATACAGCATCGTCTTTAATTAACTTTGGTGCAAGATTATTAACAGGTCGAGGTAAAGCATTAGATGTGCTAGGTCAAGCTGTGCAACAAACATTACCTGAGTTTACTGCAGCGAGAAGAGCAACGAGAAAAGAAGAAGCTGCTATTTCAACTGCTGAAAAAGAAGTGGAAGCACAAAGAAGGGCTTATGCTTTAACAAAAGAACAAGAAGATGCTGTTGCTCGTGCTAACATTATGAGTCAAGCTATGTTCTCAAACTTAGGATTTTTTCAAGAACTCGCAAAATCAAAAAATAAAAATCAACTAAATTTAGATTCAACATTTAAATTGGTAGTAGACAGAGCTACTAACTTAAATACAGAAATTACTTTAGGTCAATATTTAAAAGATTTAGAATTACCTGAAGATCAAAGAAGATATGATGTCGCTAACAATTATACTCAACCTTTTGTTGCTTATGACAGCATACTAAAAGAAAACAGATTTTTTACAACATATGAGGAGTTTGCCGTAGCAAACGCAGCAGACCCTAGTCGATATAAAGATAAAAAAGACATGACTAAAGAGTGGAAAAAAGTACTTAATTTAAATACCAAAAAGGTAGAATTTGTAGAATCACAAAAAGTAAATCCAAGTATACATGTTCCAGCAGACAGTGTTGATTATATCGAAGTCATGGACACAAAAAACAAAAATAAACTAGTGTATCATCCAAAGAATATACCTTTAGATACAGAAAGATATGTGCCAAAACAAGAGCCTGTTAATTTATTTAAAGACTTTGTTATGGGTAGTTTTACACATCCAGCAACAGGTGAATATGGTAATTGGCAAATGAAAGAACTTAAAAACGGCACTTACCTTATACCTGCATTAGATGCAAACGGTGATATTATTTTACAAGCTAACGGTCAGCCTGAGTGGACTACAATAGGTACAGGTTTAGGTGACTTGACAGTCAATCAAAAAGTGGCCATGACCGCAGAAGATGTCTTACCAAGAAAAGCTTTAACAGAAATGTTTGCAAGTATTCAGCTTTACGATAGAAATATTAACAGTATTGATAGAGTTATCGCAAACTTATTGGAAGATCCCTCATTAGCTGGTTTCCCTGGTTTACTACAAGACTTGAAACAAAGAGGTCTGGGTATGATGACCGATTTATTTGCAGCCGAAGATCAATTAGCTTTATTTCAAGAAACAATTAAAGATGTTAAAAATAGTTTCAAAGATGGTTTAATTGAAACTGCTGAAGGATCAGGAGAATTTACAGACGTAAATGCTTTATTTGATCCTAATAATCCAGCATCACAACAATTTTGGGGAGATGAATTTAAACCTCAACTTGCAGAAAACAGAGTGCGTATTAATGGTATTGCTTATGCTCTAGCTCGAGCAAGAAAAGATTCTGGTCGTTTGAACTTAGACGACATCGCAAGAGCTTATGAAAGTTTAAAAGTTACAGGTTTAATTGACTCAAAATCAATTATATCTGCGTTAGCGACAGTAAGAGAAGAATTAAGACTCGCTAATAATGACTTGAAAGTATTATATAAAATGAATAAAGGACAGTTTCCAGATGGTTATGTGACTTCTGGTGAAATAAACCCTCAAAATGTTCCTCTAGCTGCGTATGATCCTGACACAAACACTTTTACAGATATAACCTTACCTGTGGAGATTAAACCATAATGGCTGAATTTGAATATAATTCTAAATATACCGCTCCTATAAAAGAAGAGTATAAACAATGGTTAAAGAAAAACCACCCTGGTGAATACTACGATAAGTTTGGAGGTAAAAAACCTTTCAACAGACTGTCGAAGTTTGGCAAAATTAGTAAAGTTGGTGGTTACGTTGGATTAGCAACAATGATGTATGAGTTTGCAAAAGAAGTTTTGGATGTAACAGGTAATATACCTAATGATATGGATGAAAGAGAAATGTTAAGAAGAGAAATGATAATGAGTAATATACCTAAAATAGTTATTGATGAACAAGGTAATTCAACTCTACAACATCCAGATCCTAAAAATTTGAAAGATCATTTGCCTTATAAAAAATATTTAAGTAACATCCCTGATGTGCCATTTGACTCTGGAGATGAGGTAGAAGGAGTTGATTTTGTATGGGTAGATCCTTATCAAGAAATGTATCCTATTGACACTGATGGATATGAATTAAGTCAATTCGGTTGGACTAAAATAGTAAACAAAACATTTTTACAAAATCAAGCTGATATTACAAAGAGAGATCTCAAAGTAATTTCAAGTGTCATACCACCTGAAATAAAAGAAGTGGGTAAGAATGTGATATCTTTAGTTACAGGTAACCCAGAAATGATGGAGAAGAAATAATGGCTGAACCAGGCATATTTAGTTATAAAGAAGCGTTTCCAACATCAGATATTCAAAAAACTTTTGAAATACCAGCGGATGTTTTAGTAAATATTTTTGGTGAAAATGATATTAAAATACAAGTTCCTGATATCAATAATTTTTTAAATCCCGATCATGTAGGAACGCAAAAATTTGAAGACGATAAAAAGTTGTT